ATCAAAAGCCGTACCTTCCCCTCTACCAAGGAGGGGCTGGAGATGTTTGGCCTGTACGAGGAGGTGGATTATGTAGTTGGCAGAAGCGGGAAGAGCTTAGGGTATAGGATGCCATTCCAAGCGCCCAACTCGTGGAGCAATGTGGTGCACTTCTCCAATGGGTTTATCCTTGTGCTGGTATCCTTAGACGATCCCAACTCAGGGCGCGGACTTAACTCCTATATGGTCATAGGGGACGAGGCGGCACTGTTGGAACACGATAGGCTCTTCAACAACGTGCTGACCACGAACCGAGCTAAGAAAGTGGAGTTTGACCGCGCATCACTGCTCAATGCTACTATATTTACCTCCTCCGTGGCACTGACCAAGACGGGTGAGTGGTTCACCAATCGGGAGAAGCTGGCCTTGCAAAAACCACAAGAACACTGCTTTATCAAAGCTAATGCCTTGGTCAATAGGGAGAATCTCAAGCCTAATTGGATACAGGAGATGTACGAGCAGCGGGTATCAGATATGCTCTTCAATGCGGAGATCATGAACATACGCCCGCGCAAGGTGGCCGACGGATTCTATCCGCAGCTATTGGCTGATAAGCACTACTACAAGTACAAGTATGCCACGAACCTCTTAGATGACTTCACCCAGAGCTATACGCCAAGCTGTACGTATGACACGGACTTGATTAAGGGTATCCCTTTGGAAATATCATTGGACTTCGGTGGGCGTATCAACTGTGCTGTGGTAGCCCAAGAGAGCACGCTCACCCATACGCTGAGTATCATTAAGGATTTCTTTGTCAAGAACCCGCAGAAGCTCTCAGACCTTATTAAGAAAATCATAGACTATTACGAGCCACACAAAGCTACCTGCAATAAGGTGTATCTCTATCACGATCGATCAGGGTTCAAGAGTGAAGCCAACAGCAAGACAACATTGGCGCAGGATGTGGAGGATATGCTCCGCACAGCAGGCTGGCAGGTGTATAACAAAACCCCTAACACGAACAACCCAAGCCATATCCTCAAGTTCCGACTGATCAACGAAATCTTAGAGGAGAGTAACAAAGGGCTGCCTTTTGTTCGTATCAATGAGGACAACTGCCCGAACCTAATCGTATCCATGGAAAATGCAGGGCTGAAGCAGAAAGAAGATTCCTTCGAGAAGGACAAAAGCTCGGAGCGCTCCAGCTCTATCCCGCAGGAACACGCAACGCACCTATCGGACTGCTTCGATTATCTTGTATGGTGGAAGTATGCTTATCTGATGGATAATGATCGCCATGATTCGTATATTATAAGTTCGGTTTAACGAGAAAAGCACACCTGATTAGGTGTGCTTTTGATTTTAAATTGATTTGATCTTGTCAAGTGTATTAATGTAATAATCCTTGAGCTTTTGCAGATCTTCGTCTGTGAACTTGTTGCGCCCTATTTGTGCCCTCTTATGGGTCACGGTAGATATGGCTTTGCCAATGGCTTCGGAAACCTGCCTGTCTGATAATTCTAATAGTTCAATGATATATAATACTTTCTCTTGTGTCGTCATAATCCTTGCATTTGTGTTAATTCCCAGTCAAGATAATTCTTGTACCACAGCCACGCTTCTTCAATGAATTGTTCTACTGATATAACAGGGCCATATACCCCTCCCATACTCATTACATTGTTCTGAATAACCACGAATCTAAATTGCTCCAACATATCATACACATATAACCGCTGGGGCATGGCTCTGTAGGTATCATTGAGTCTTACAATCTCGCTGTTCTCCTCAATAACCATTATTAGGCTCATATAATGAGGGGAGTAGATATAGGTAAGGTCTATATTGGGGACGATAGGGTTGCACGCTAATAAGAACTTAGGTATAACCATGTTGGCAACCTCATATTTTTGATTAAAAATGTCGTTTGTATTCATGTTATTTTATTTTTAAAGCCCTCAATTAAGAGGGCTTGTTGTTATACTATCTTACTTCTTCTTCATATACGACCTCTTCAGTCTCATTACACACTATTTGAACAATGCCCCCTTTATAATCAGCGAAGTAACTTTCATTAGTGCCATTATAGGTAGCTATGTAATTCTTGCAATAGTCTAATGTCTGCTCAAAACCTTTATCATTAGAATTATTGTCATCATTGAAAACTACATTGTAGGTAAGTTTAATTGTTGCATTCATTTTTTTAAAATTTTATTTGTTATACATTCTCTTATTTTTACACTGCAAAGATACGTATTATTTTTCATTGCGCAATGAAAAATAATATTTTTTTACCCTTTTAAAAAGTTAAACTTTTCTTAATAAAAAAGCTGTTTTTTAGCGCAAGATCGGAAGCAGATGACTCATTCATATTTCGCTCCGATTTTTAAAATTCAAATTGTAAAAAAGATTAAGGCGGCGATTGGCTTTTTTTGCACGTGATGAAAGCAATTTTTATTTTTAAGGGGGTAATATTTTGATAGACAAAAGAGTAAGATAAAAATAATGACAAAAAAACCTGCTTTTTGCGCTCTTGGGGCGTGTCCTTTATATATCCTGATAGATTGCAGACCTTTGCAGCATGGTAGAAAAGATATTTTTAAAGGATGCTTTGGCAGAGATGCGAAAATTGGATCCAGAGAAAAAGCCGATACCCTTTTCCTTGGCAGTGCGTACGTATAACCAACAAAATTGGTTTGGTGGGAAACTCCTGATATACCATAATGCTACCCTAATGCAACAGCCAAAAAACAAAAAGGAATATGAGAAAAACCCTAACCATTGGGAGAATAAGACACGAAATATTAAACTTGCAGATGGTACTATAAAGAAAATTATTATCCTGTTTATAGTGGCATTTAATGGAAGAGAAGTAGTTTATTGAATGATTTGAAAAATAGTATTATGAGTAAAGATTATGAAGCATTTGTGGAGAAATTTAAGCCTAAAAAAACGACAGATGATTGCTATACTCCTGCAAATGTATATGAAGAAGTCCTAAGCTATGTAAGAGAAACATGTGATATAGAAGGTTTGGAAGTAATAAAGCCTTTTTATCCAGGGGGAGACTATGAAAGAGTAACATATACAGAAAAAACAGTAGTAGTAGATAACCCTCCTTTTTCAATAATATCACAAATTATAAGGTTTTACAATGAAAAAGGGGTAAAATATTTCTTATTTGCACCACACCTAACCCTTTTTAGCACGAACCAAAAATATACAGCAATAGTTGCATATGCAGATATAACCTATGAAAATGGAGCAAAGGTAAAAACTTCCTTTGTTACGAATATGATGAGAGACTATAAGATCATAGGGGCACCAGATTTGAAAAAAAAAATAGAGACTATACAAAAGAAAGAGCGTGTATCGTTTCCTAAATACAAATATCCTGAAAATGTGGTTACCGTATCCCGAATTACTAGGCTTGTAGAAAAAGGAGTAGGTATAAAGATAAAAGAAAAAGACTTGGCTTTTTGTAGAGGATTGGAAAGCCAAAGGAAATATAAAAAAGCTATATTTGGCTCAGGATTTTTAACCTCTCATGCGGTAGCAGCAGAGATCAAAGCAGCAGAGATCAAAGCAGCAGTGGATGTTATTGAATGGGAACTAACAGAGCATGAAAAAGAAATAATAGATGCTTTAACAAAATAGAGATGGAAAAGATAGATAACGATTTGTATATACTCTCTA